GCAGGAATACTAGGCTATTTTAAATGGAATGGCTAAAAAGAAATCTAATTTTTTAAGTAAAGAGGTACACGAAACCAGAAGCAAATTTAAAAAAACTTCTATATCTACAAACAAAAGTAAAATTAAATGGTCTTCTATGAATAAACACAAAAGGAGACAACATAAAAAATGATAAAAGTAACTTTATTTATGATTATGTGTTCAGCATCAGCTAATGAATGTATGCCTCCTCATCAACTTGCATTATTAAATGATCATTATGATTGTATGCAAAGAGGATATTCAGAGAGTGCTAAAAAAATACAAGAAATAGGTCAAGAAGAAATAAATGAACATTTAATTTATATAAAGTTTATTTGTAAACCAACAAAAATAACGGAGAGTTAAAATGGCAAGACGAGGACTATATGCAAATATAAATGCTAGGAAAAAAGCAGGTACTTCAAGACCAAAATCTAAAAGTACAATTACTAAAAAAGCATATGCTAATATGAAAGCAGGTTTTCCTAAAAAGAAAAAATATGCGTAGTAGAAACTATAAAGCAGAATATAAAAAATATCAAAGTTCTACAAAGTCAAAGTTAGATAGAGCATCTAGAAATAGAGCAAGAAGAAGATTAGCTCGTTTAGGTGCTGTATCAAAAGGTGATGGTAAAGACATAGATCATAGAAATAAAAATCCTAGAGATAATTCTATGTCAAATTTAAGAGTAACATCAAAAAAATTAAATAGAGGAAGATATAGAGTAGCATAATATGTGGTTAAATTTATTATCAATGGGCATCAAAACTGGTGCAAAATTATATTCTGATAAACAAAAAACAAAAGAAGCTTTATCAGAAGCTAAACTACTTCACGCCGAGAAGATGAAACGAGGGGAAATTGAGTTTTCGGGAAAAGTATTTGAGCATCAGAAGGGAGACTGGAAAGATGAGTTCGTACTTTTAACGGTCAGTTCTCCTCTGTTTCTCTTGGCATATTCTGTGTTTGCAGAAGATGAAGAAATACAAAATAAGATAGATTTATATTTCGACAAGCTCCAACAAATGCCGTGGTGGTTAGTTTCATTATGGATTAGTATAGTTGCGGCTATCTACGGAATAAAAGCTACAGATTTAGTAAAACGAAAATAGGAGATAATATGAAAGAGTTTAAAAGTAATATGCAACACTTATGGTTATTTCATAGAAAAACTGTATTAGTTGTAGGGGTACTATTTGTTATTGCAGTAGTATTATAATAATGAAAACCATTATTAATTGGATTAAAAAATTTTGGGAAAAACAGGAAAAAGCAATAGAAGACGCTATGCCTATAGCTTTTCCTGAACCCGAAGAAATAAACAGAGATAACCTTTGTCCTACTTGTCATAAAGACTTTGGTTGTCAATGTGAGTAGTTATGAAAGTATCTGAAAGTTCTTTTGTAAGTATGCCGATCAAAAATATGATTGGGATAATCGTAGCCGTCAGTTTAGGAATATTCGCATTCACAGAGATTACGGCTAGGCTAACAAGTCTAGAGACTTCAAGAGAATTAATGAATGCTGACTTGTTAAAAGCAAGTGAACAGACTACCGTAGATAAAGAACAATTTATCCTTATCGAAGATTTGTATAAGACTACAGATCAACATACAGAATTATTAAATAAAAATATTCACAATCAAGTAATGCTACAACATTTAGAAAAACAATTAGAAAAAGCATTAGCTGATATAGAAAAATTAAAAGATAAAGTTAGGGAGAACGGAAATGGAGATAGTCATTAGTCTATTATTATTTCTGGGAGAACCTGCTGTACTAAAAGAACATTTATATATACAAGATCAAAAAATGGCAACCTGCCTTAAAATGAAAAGAGTTGCCGAAAGAAGCAGTAATGCGAAGTACCAATGTGCTAAAGTAAAAGCTACAGTTATTGTAGATGAATATTCTGGTGAGAAAAAAATTACTAGCATAACAAGTATGGACTAATGAGAAAAGAACACAAAAGCCCTACTGGTGGATTAACTGCAAAAGGTAGAGCATACTTTAAAGCTAAAGGTCATAATCTAAAAGCTCCCGTCACAGGAAAAGTAAAACGAGGATCAAAAGCGGCAAAAAGAAGAAAAAGCTTTTGTGCTCGTATGAAAGGTGTAAAAGGAGCTATGCGTAAAAATGGTAAACCTACAAGAAAAGCATTAGCTTTACGAAAATGGAAATGTTAAATTATGAGTAAAGAAACAGAAAAAAAATTATCAGAACTGCACAGCAAACTAACTGATAAACTATTAGAAAAAATCAGAGACCCAGAAGTAAAAGCTTCTGATCTTAACGTTGCTAGGCAGTTTTTAAAGGATAATAACATAGATTGTGTACCTACCGAAAACAACTCTATGGCGAAACTTGCAGAGGAGCTTCCATTTAAGCTCTCTGATGTAATACAAGGTAAAGGAGACATAAAGCAATAAACGCTTATATACACGCCTCTAGTGGCGTTTAAAGGGTATATTATGAAAGAGATAACCCAAGATTTCAGGAACTTCCTGTATGTCGCTTGGAAACATTTAAATCTTCCAAGTCCGACAAAAGTGCAATTTGATATTGCCGACTATTTACAGAATGCACCAAGACGAGCAGTTATACAAGCCTTTCGAGGTGTAGGTAAGTCTTGGATATGTAGTGCCTTTGTATGTTGGAACTTGTTGAAAAACCCCGACTTAAAATTTCTCGTGGTATCAGCAAGTAAAACAAGAGCAGATGATTTCAGTACATTTACAAAAAGACTAATAACTGAAATGGACATACTAAAGCACTTAACACCAAGATCAGACCAAAGGGGAAGTAATGTATCCTTTGATGTTGCCCCTGCTAAAGCGGCACACTCTCCATCTGTTAAGTCCGTAGGAATTACAGGACAACTAACAGGTAGTAGAGCAGATTATATTATTTCTGATGACTGCGAAAGTTTAAACAATAGTTTAACTCAAAGTATGAGAGATAAACTTACAGATAACGTTAAAGAGTTTGAAGCTGTATTATCTCCTAGTGGTAAAATTATATTTTTAGGTACACCACAATCGGATATGTCAGTTTATAATGACTTACCGACTAGAGGATATGAAACTAGAATATGGACAGCTAGAAATCCCGAAAGAACAAAAGCATATAGGTATGACAATAAACTAGCACCTTTTATTAGAGAAGGTAAGTTTGGAGAACTAGAACCTATTGATCCCGAAAGATTTAATGATTTAGAGCTCAAAGAAAGAGAAGCAAGTTATGGACGAAGTGGCTTTGCCCTTCAGTTTATGCTTGATACTACTTTATCAGATAAAGAAAGATACCCACTTAAATTAAGTGATTTAGTAGTAATGGACATTAATAATAATATAGCTCCCGTCAAGTTAGCTTGGGCGAGTAGTCCCGAATATATTTGTGAAGATTTACCAAGTGTAGGTTTTACAGGTGATAAGTATTATAAACCTATGTTTAAGTCCGAAGACTTTGGAGATTACAAAGGTTCTGTAATGTCTATTGATCCTGCGGGTCGTGGTCAAGATGAATTGGCGATTGCCATAGTCAAACAGCTAGGTGGTAATCTATTTGTGCAGAACTGCACGGGGTTAAGTGGTGGGTATACAGAAAGCAATCTAACGAAGATTGCAACACTAGCTAGAGACACTAAAGTTAATATGATTATCGTTGAGAGTAACTTTGGTGATGGTATGTTTACACAACTATTAAAACCTGTAGTCCAAAGGTATTATCCTGTGACTATAGAAGAAGTTAATCATACTAAACAAAAGGAACTTCGTATCATTGATACGTTAGAACCTGTGATGAACCAACATAGGTTGATTGTTAGTCCGCAGTTAATACGTCAAGATTTTGATACAACTGATCCTAACTACCAATTATTCTATCAGTTAACTAGGATAACAAAAGATCGAGGATCATTAAGAAACGATGACCGACTTGATGCTCTTGCAATCGCTGTTGCCTATTGGGTAGAACAAATGTCTATAGACAGCGAAAACCAACTTCAAGATCATAGAGAACAATTATTGAAACAAGACTTGGAGAAATTCCTAGAAGGAACCTATGGTAATACTCATACAAAAGACCGATGGTTTTAAAGACAATCACGGGCTTATACAACTACTACGATTACTCTGATTAGTATTAACTATAGTATTATATCTATAGTATTAGTTTTAGTATTATATCTATTAGATAATATCATAGTGTTATCTCATTAGGTACACGCTGGAGAACTAGGTTTAGTAGTGCAGGTAGTCCTAACTACCACATTTTGTATAGATTAAGCTAAAAGCTAGTATTGGCGTAAGTAGTTAACGACCGAAATAACTCGGGTGTTGCACAATTACAACATCTTGTCAACTCATTTGGTTTTGTTGAAAAAATCTGAAAGGGTATCTTGTTATCGTTCACTATCGAAAAACCCCCTTACACGTCTAGGTTGCATTTTAAAAAGACAAAATTAAAAACGTACAAACCACAACAAACAATAATAAGGATATACAATCCGTTTTATTTAAAATTATAACGGCTTGATTTTTTTGTGTGTGGTTTCTTTAAGTGACGGGGTGTATCTGTTTTTTTTG